GTTTTTAAATGGAACTGGCGAGATATATGAGATTAAATTTACGAACCAAACAAAAGATTTTTTCATGTTGGGAAGAAAAGTACCATATTTCTACGAATTGGAACTGGAGAAATTCAAGTACTCGCAAGAAGTTATCGAAACTGGTATGACAGAAATTGATGATGTTGTTACACAGTCTGCATATACACTACACTTAGATTTGGGTACGGGAACAGGAACATATTTGGATAAAGAACTTGTATTCCAATCAGCTGACGGAACTTCAGCAAACGCTACAACATCTGCAACTGTATCTTCTTGGAATTCAATAAGTAAAGTTCTTTCTGTTACAAATATTCTTGGTGAATTTGCTAATGGTTCTTCGATTAGGGGTTCAACAAGCGGCGCACAATACACATTATCTACATTTGATCTGATGAATACTCCATCTACACATGAAAATTATGATAATGGTTATATCGAGTCTCAAGGTTCGACAATCATAAACACAACAGAATCTAATCCTTTCGGTAGAATTTGATGTCAACTCCCACATATAATAGAATTATACGAAAACTTACCGTAGCATTTGGTGATCTGTTTAATAACATCACCTTAGTTCGGTATAATGAGGATTTGACGGAACAGGAAAGATTTCTTGTTCCAATCGCATATGCATCACAAGAAATGTATCTGATTCGTTTGCAGGGCGATCCTGATCTCGATAAAAAAGTTCAAATGACGTTGCCTAGATTGTCATATGTTCTGAATGGAATAAATTATGATTACTCACGTAAACAAATTACAAATCAAAAGAATTTTGTCAGCAACGCTTCTGGTGGGGTAATTGCACAATATAATCCGGTTCCATATGATTTCGATTTTTCTTTATATCTCTATGTCAGAAACATCGAAGACGGAAATCAAGTCATAGAACACATACTTCCTTTCTTTACACCAGATTATACGATTAAATTAAATTTAATTCCTGAAATGGGTGTTGTTAAAGAAGTTCCTATTGTTTTGAAGAATGTTAATTATTCAGTTCAAGATGAAGGTAATAGAGATTCTGATCCAAGAATTGTTATTTGGACTTTGAATTTTACTGTGAAAGGTTTCATTTTTGGTGCAACATCTCCTGTAAATATAATCAGAAATTCGATTACAAATATATTGAGTGGTGTTTCTGAAACTGATAACATTGCATTTAATATGAATGTGACCGGCACAGGAACCTATAAAGACGGTGAGATTGTTTATCAGGGATATTCTTTAGCAACAGCAACGGCCACAGCAAAGGTTCTTTATTACTCGAACAACATCTTACATGTTACTGAAATACAGGGTAATTTTGTTTCAAGTATGCCAATCTACGGCGCACAGAGCAATGCAAAATATACATTCACTTCTTATGCCGTTGTCCCTTTACAACTAGTCAAAGTGAATATTGTTCCTAATCCAACAAATGCTACTCCGAATAGTGCATATAGATATACCACGACTATTACGGAATATCCTAATATATAATTAGAATACCTATGAGTGACTTTGAGAAAAATATGGCAGAACTATTCGATGTGACTCCGGTTGTAAAAACGGAAAAATTACCTGTTGTGATACCAAAACCACCATCAGATGTGGTAGACTTAGATCAAGATTTAACTGATGCGTATAATCAGTCAAAAGAAAATCTACAGGACATTATTGATCAGGGTAAAGATGCAATGGAAGAAATACTCCAGATTGCTAGGGCCTCTGAACATCCAAGAGCATTCGAAGTGTATGGCACACTATTAAAGAACGTAGTCGATGCAAATAAAGAATTGATCAGTTTGCAAAAACAAATGCGTGACATGAACGGTAAAAAAGAAACAAACAATACGAATATTGACAAAGCAATTTTTGTGGGTAGCACCGCAGAATTAAGTAAATTGCTAAAAGGTAAAGAATGAGTAATAAAGACACGTACCGTGACAATAATTTACTCAAACGTGTTGGTGTTGATGTACAGTATACACAAGAACAGATTGATGAGTATGTAAAGTGCGCTCAGGATCCAATATACTTTGCCAAGTATGTAAAGATTATCACACTAGATGATGGTCTTGTTCCTTTCAAGATGTATGATTTCCAGGAGGACATGATTCGAATCTTTCATAAGAATAGATTTGTTATCACAAAATGTCCCCGTCAGGTTGGTAAGACAACAACAACAGTTGCATATCTTCTTTGGGCTTCATTGTTTCAAGACTCTCAGAACATTGCTATCTTGGCAAACCGCGGACAAACCTCACGGGATATTCTAGGTAAGTATCAACTTGCATATGAAAATTTACCTATGTGGCTCCAACAAGGTGTTGTCACTTGGAACAAGGGTTTTGTTGAACTAGAGAATGGTTCAAAACTTGTAGCATCATCGACTTCATCATCTGCTGCTCGATCAGGTTCTTTCAATATTGTGTTCTTGGACGAATTTGCTTTCGTTCCATCAAACATTGCTACAGACTTCTTCACTTCAGTTTATCCAGTTATTACTGCTGGTACCAAAACGAAGATCATTATTGTTTCTACTCCTAACGGCATGAATCTGTTCTACAAGATTTGGACTGATGCCATAAACAAACGAAACAATTATGTACCGTTTGAAATCCACTGGTCAATGGTTCCAGGTAGAGATGAAATCTGGAAAGAAGAAACGATCAAGAATACTTCCGAACACCAATTCAGACAGGAGTTTGAATGTTTGGATGGAGATACCCTTGTTGAAATTTTTGATAATGAAACAGGAATGACATCAAAAATGAAGATTAGAGATTTGTATGATTTAGTTTGATATTGAATTCTTTGGATTTTCAACAAAAAATTGAGATAATTAATCCTGATATCGGTAAGATAAAACGAAATGGTAAAATGTTTACTTATGAACGGGCCTTTTGTGTGGAATACTCCAAAAAATATAATGTGACCGAACAATATATATTTCGGATACTAAGAGGAACATCTAAAAATGTTTAAGTTGAATAGGGGTCGGTATTTAATTAACACACCCACAGGTTATGAATACTTTCGAGGTGTACAAAAAAAGATTGTAGATGTACTGTACACCTTTACATTTTCGGACAATACTGATATAAAATGTTCAGGCGGCCATGCATTTTTAACGAATGCCGGCTTCAAAAAAGCGCAAGATATATTATTAACTGATACTTTATCTGGTAAAATAATTACAAACATTGAATATGTTTCCGGTGACTATGAAGTATATGATCCGGTCGGAGTGGAGAAGCATGAAACTTACCTCTCCAATGGAGTTGTATCGCATAACACCGAGTTCTTAGGCTCAACCAATACTCTGATTTCTGGCACAAAACTCCAACAACTTGTATATAAGGAAGTTGTTGCTGAACATGATATGATGCGAATATATGATCATCCTATCAAAGGTGATGACGACCTCAAAAAGGATCATTTGTATTGTTTGATGGTTGATGTATCTGAAGGTAGAAACATGTATGCTTCTGCGTTCTCTGTGTTTGATATTTCGACAACACCATACAAACAAGTCGCAACATACAAGAGTTCTTCCATTTCCCCTATTTTGTTTCCGACTGTCATTTACAACGCAGCAAAATTCTATAACGATGCGTACATTCTAGTAGAGATAAATAATAATCCACAGGTTGCGGATATCATACACCAAGATTTGGAATATGATAACTTATTCAAGATATTTACTGGCAATAAAAAGCCACAACAATTATCTGCTGGGTTTGGTAGAGGTGTTCAGTTAGGTGTCAAAATGTCACCTGCAGTCAAGAGAATCGGATGTTCCAATCTGAAAACCTTGATTGAAGGTAACAAATTAATCATTCAAGACTTTGATACGATTGCTGAATTGGCCACATTCGTTGCAAATAAAACTTCATTTGCTGCTGAAGAAGGTGCAAATGATGATTTGGTGATGACGTTAGTTCTTTTCGCATGGGTTGCTACACAAAAATACTTTAAGGAAATTGTTAGCCACGATATACGTAAACAGATTCAACTTGAAAATATGAATCAGGTTGATGAAGAAACACTGCCTGCACCAATTATTGAAGATGGATTGGAACATAGTTTTGAAATTATAGATGGTGATATGTGGGAAGTTGCAGATTCCGGTCAAACCTATTCAAGTTTTATTCGGGATATGATGCGTAATCTATAAAAGCAGTCTTACATAAATATTAGTACGGTATAATATTGCCACTATAACATAAAATATCAAGGAGAAAATA